AAAGGATTGATTCATCTTCGTCAAGAGGATAAAACAAAACATGAACATTGACAGCGTCTAGGGTGAGGTATGGCCAGAATCGAAAAAGAATATTTCTCTTTAGAGGAGATCGAAAATCAATGGGGGATTCCCCACCGGGATCTGGTGTATTTGGCGGAAAACGGGCTTTTGAAAGTATCTGTCCGGCTCTATGGCGTTCATCTGGAAAACGGATCCATCGAAGAAGATGATGAGGGTAAGTGGTTCTCTGTGCCTGCAGAACGGATTCGTTTCGACGGCCTGCAGGATCTCAGAAAACAAGATGTCTATCGACTATTCCATGAGGGCGAGCTTAAGATCGATAGCTTCGATGGTCCATATCCTGGCTATACCAACGTCTTGCATCCGGATGGGGGTGTTAATGTTAGGCGCGATGAACTGGTTGTTCGCCGAGAAGAGCGGGATCGCGCGGCTTTAAAGCATGGTCTTGGAGGTGTGTCTCGCTCTACGAACACGCATTTTGAACAGCGCAACAACTTTGCCGAAGTGACGCTGGGGGACACCACATACACACTCGGTCCCATTCAAGCAGAGGTTATCAGGATCCTCTATGAAGCCGCGACAACAGAGTTTCCTTGGCTTCACGGACAACGAGTTCTGGGAGATGCAGGATCTAAATGCACCCGTATCTCTGATCTGTTCAAACGCCAGCCTGAATGGCGCAAGCTCATCCAGTCGGACAAGCGCGGTAAATACCGTTTGAACATCAAGTTTTCCTAAGTCCCCCAACAAAACATAGAATTTGTGCCGCGTTCGGAGGGTTCGTCCGCTTCTGGTCCCACGACGCGACCCCTTGTGACCCCCCTGTTCACACCTTCTGATCCCCCAACCATCCACTTCTGGTCCCGACGACGGACCTCTAAATTACCGCCATTCTCCTCACAGGTTTTCGAACAGCCCCCAAGGAGGACTTCATGGCTATCAAACATCTCAATCAGATTGAACTGGCAGATCGCTGGAATATCAGCGAGCGCACGCTAGAGCGGTGGCGGTGGACCGGCGAAGGCCCAACCTATTTGAAAATCGGCGGTCGCGTCGTTTATCGGCTGGAGGACGTGGAAGCTTACGAGGCAGAAAATTTGTGTAAAAGCACCGCTGAATCACAAAGCAATTTATATGCGTGAGGGAAGCCGACATGACCATCCCCAATCGCATTCCTATCAAAGAACTCAATTCCTATGAGATTTCTGACATCGCAAAATTGCCAATCGATCAGTTGGCGACACTTCAGCTCGAACTCGAGGAATATCTCTATTTCTCGAAGATGATCAAAGACCGTCTAGATGCGGCACTTGAGCGCCGTTTTGCCCAGAAAGCATCGGAAGTTCGTGTGGGCGCTGGAAAAGACACGGGTACCATTCGGTTTCAGGACGGCGCTGCAGTAATCATCGCAGATCTGCCCAAGAGAGTTTCTTGGGATCAAGATCAACTGGGTATGTTGGTCGAAAGGATCAGATCCGAGGGTGATGACCCGAAGGAATATGTCGACATGTCCATCAAAGTCCCTGAACGAAAATATGCTGCATGGCCCCAACACATTCGGGCTGCCTTTGAACAAGCCCGCACTGTCCGGATTGGCAAGCCGATCTACAAAATCCGAATGGATTGGGAGGTTGTGTGATGACCCTTCCTATTGTTACCGCTGACCAGCGGCTCTCAGAGCGACGCGGCATCAAGGGCTGCATCTTCGGCAAATCCGGTATTGGCAAAACATCGTTGCTTTGGACATTGGATGCCCAATCCACATTGTTCTTCGATCTGGAAGCGGGGGACCTTGCTATCGAGGGGTGGGGCGGCGACACCATTCGTCCCCGCACCTGGCAGGAATGTCGAGACTTCGCCGTCTTCATTGGTGGTCCTAATCCGGCACTGCGCGAAGATCAGGTTTATAGCGAGGCCCATTTTGACGCTGTTTGTGAACGCTTCGGTGATCCGGCTGCGCTCGATAAGTACCAGACTGTCTTTATCGATAGCATCACGGTAGCGGGTAGGCTTTGCTTTCAATGGTGCAAGGCACAGCCACAGGCGGTCTCAGAGCGCACTGGCAAGCCTGACATGCGGGGAGCTTATGGCTTGCATGGCCAGGAGATGATTTCCTGGCTCACGCATCTTCAGCATACCCGTGGCAAGAACGTCTGGTTCGTCGGGATCCTCGACGAGAAGCTTGATGACTTCAATCGCAAGACCTTCGTCCCACAGATCGATGGCTCCAAAACCGGGAATGAACTGCCTGGTATCGTCGATGAGGTCATCGCTATGGCCGAGGTCAATCCCGTTGGCAGTGATCCGTTCCGGGCATTCGTTTGCCACACGCTGAACCCCTTCGGTTTTCCAGCTAAGGATCGGAGCGGTCGGCTGGACCAGATCGAAGAGCCCCATCTTGGCCGACTGATGGAAAAGATCAGTGGCCCTGTCAAACCCGCAGGCGAGCGCCTGGACTTTGGTCGTCCACCGATGCTCAAGCCCGCAATTGTTGAAATAACCCCAGAAGAAAATAAAGGAGCAACCTAACCATGACCGGTTCCTGGAACGATTTTAACGACGCTGACTCCCAGACGTCTTATGACCTGATCCCCAAAGGCACTATCGCACCTGTGCGCTTGACCTTGAAGCCCGGTGGCTATGATGACCCGGCCCAAGGCTGGACCGGAGGCTATGCCACCCGCAACGAAACCTCTGGCTCCGTTTATCTCAATGCCGAGTTTGTCATTACTGAAGGCACTTACGCCAAACGCAAGATCTGGAGTCTGATTGGTCTCTTGAGTCTCAAGGGGCCGGAATGGGCAAACATGGGCCGATCCTTTGTGCGTGGCATTCTGAACTCTGCTCGAGGCCTCTCTGATAAGGACAACTCGCCGGAAGCCTTGGCCGCGCGTCGGATCAGCGGCTTTGCCGACATCGACGGCATCGAGTTCCTGGCCAAGATCGACGTCGGCAAGGATGCCAATGGAGACGCCAAAAACGAGATCCGCTTTGCCGTGACACCCAATCAGAAGGATTGGGATGCTTATGTACAATCAGGCGGTGTTTGGCGTCCAAGTGGTGGTGCTCCTGCTCAAGCCGCTCATACCCAATCGATGGCAGCGTCCGCACCGGCTCCGCAGCAGGCTGCACCGAACCGGCCATCCTGGGCGCAGTAGGAGCTGATATCCCATGTTGCTCCGTCCTCGCCAGAAAACCTTCGTCGAGCGCTCTGTGCAGGCCCTCGAAGAACACGGCAACACTTTAGGCGTCGCGCCGACGGGTGCCGGTAAAACCATCATGCTCTCTGGCGTGGTGGGCCGGATGCTCAATGGAACCGATGCCAAGGCTGCTGTGTTGGCGCACCGTGATGAATTGACAGCGCAGAACCTGCTAAAGTTCGCCAAGGTTAATCCGAAGATCACCACATCTGTTGTGGATGCCAGATCTAAGTCCTGGTGGGGTCAAGCAACCTTCGCTATGGTGCCAACCTTGGCCCGCCAATCGAGCCTAGATAATATCCCGGCGCTTGATCTTCTGGTGATCGACGAAGCGCACCATGTGGCGGCAGACAGCTATCGGCGGATCATCGACAAAGCCTATGAGCGCAATGCTGATCTTCGCGTGTTCGGCGTGACAGCCACGCCCAATCGGGGAGACAAAAAAGGATTGCGTCCGGTCTTCTCAAACGTGGCAGATCAGATCTCTATTGGCGAGCTCATCACCTCTGGCCATCTCGTTGCGCCGCGTACCTTTGTTATCGACGTTGGCACGCAGGAAGCGCTGAGGAACGTGCGCAAGACGGTCGATGACTTCGATATGAAGGCCGTCGACGCCATCATGAACAAGGCGCCGATCACGGATGCTGTGATCCGCCACTGGAAAGAAAAGGCCGGAGATCGGCAGACGGTGGTCTTCTGCTCCACTGTCGATCACGCTCGCAATGTGAAAGACGCTTTCGTTGATACTGGGGTTAAGGCATCAATGGTCTATGGTGAGATGGGATTGGCCGAGCGTCGTTCCACGCTGCGCGCCTTTGAGCAAGGCGACATCCAGGTCATTGTTAATGTGGCCGTGCTTACAGAAGGCTGGGACCATCAGCCCACCAGCTGTGTGATCTTGCTTCGTCCCAGCTCTTATAAATCAACCATGATCCAAATGGTGGGTCGGGGTTTGCGCACCGTCGATCCGAACGAGTTCCCAGGCCAAGTCAAAACGGATTGCATTGTTCTGGATTTTGGCACGTCCAGTTTGCTCCATGGCTGCCTTGAACAAGACGTGGATCTCGACGACAAAGCCAAAGGCGAAACGCCGACCAAAGATTGTCCTGAATGTAATGCGCTTGTTCCAACGGCTACCCGCGAGTGTCCGCTGTGCGGTTTTCAGTGGCCAGTTGAAGAACGCGAGGCCTCCGAGAAAACGCCGATCAGCAGCTTTGTAATGTCAGAGATTGATCTGCTGAAGCGATCGAGCTTTCGATGGTGCGATCTCTTCAGTGATGACTCGGCCCTGATCGCCAACGGGTTCAATGCCTGGGGCGGCATCTTCTTCTTGCATGGTCGATGGCATGCCGTCGGTGGCGGCAAAGAGCTGAATACGCATTTGATCGCCGTTGGGGAGCGAACTGTTTGTTTGGCGGCCGCCGATGACTGGCTCAATGAGAACGAAACAGACGAAAGCGCGCACAAGACTAAGCGCTGGCTCAATCAGCCCGCGACGGACAAGCAGCGCCAATATCTACCCGATGGTTTCCAACTTGATTACGGGCTCAACCGCTATCAGGCCTCGGCCCTGCTGACATTCCAGTTCAACAAGTCGACCATCATCCGCTTGGTGAGTGCCGCCTCTGAAAACGCACGGAGGGCCGCATGAGCCATGAGCGAAATATCTCTTCGAGAACGCCTTTGGCATCCGCGCGGCAAGCTCTGCGGTATCTGCCGTCAGCCAACCCGAGGCTTTGGTTGGATCAATCGCTACGCGCCAAAGCAGAAACGCCAATCGGTCTGGTTCTGCTCCATGAGCTGTCAGGGGTTCTGGTCGCGGAAGGCGAAGGAGCGACTGGGCATGGTTGATCTTACCGAACAGGAGCAGGCCGCCATCCGCGCCGCCATGAAGATGGTTGCCGAAGGCATGGAGGAGATCGGCTGGGACACCCGGCTGATTGATCTCTCAGAGGCGCAGATTCTCACCCTCATCGAAGTCGCCGTCGGCGGCTTTCAAGACGCCATGTTCGCCATGGCCAAAAACCACGATACGGAGATCCCTTTTTAATGCTGGATTACAATCATTCGGCCACTATCGCTGAACAAATCAATGCGCTCATCGATGAGGCCTTGGTCACAGACAATCAAGCTAAAC